TCTGGGTGTTGCTGTCACCTGCGAACATCTGCAGGTGGAAATGCTTGATGTTGTCCATCGTTAGATCTCCTTTCCTATTTGCCTTCTCCCTTGGGAGAAGGGGGACCGCGTCAGCGGTGGATGAGGGGAACCGGACTTCGGATATCCTCCCTATTTGCCTTCTCCCTTGGGAGAAGGGGGACCGCGTCAGCGGTGGATGAGGGGGCCGATGCCGTGCAGGCCATCGAAAACCCATCTTCGCAAATTTTTTCGCCGCCCGCTCCCCTCATCAGCCGCACTCTCGTGCGGCAGCTTCCCCCCAAAGGGGAAGCCTTTGGAGTTGCTCCTGTTGAAGCCCCTCGCACAAAAAGGACTTTGATCAAAACCGGATCTTCTCCCCGTCCATGACGCGGCGGCGGATGTCGGCCAGCTCGCCGGAAGTCAGGTGTCTGGGATCACTGCGGCTAACGGCAGCGCTGCGCCGTCCGTTTTCCGCCGCCCGTCTTGCCCCGGCTGCCGCGCTGCGTGCGGTGTGCTGTGCCGTCTGGTGGGCGGCATAGGCCATAGCGGCGCGGAGGATCTCCTCGCGGTGCACCACCTCGTAGGCGGTGCGGGGCGAGACGCCGGCTGCAATGAGCCGTGCAAACTCGCCGCCCTCCACTTCCCGCTGCCAGTCAAATGCCGGATAAACGGCGCGCACCTCATCGGCTCCGCGCTCCAGGGCGGCAAAGGCGGCCTTCGCCGTGCGCTGCCGCTCGTCCACGGCATCGCGCAGCGTCTGGTTTTCCCGCTTCAAACCGCGCAGACGACCCTCCAGGATCTTCTGCACCCGGGCCTCAAAGTCGGCCTTGTAAGGTCCTCGGATCAGGCTCTCAAAGTCCTGCCGCTCCCCGGCGTCGGGAGCCGTAACGCCCGCTTCTTCCGCTGCGGAATCCTCCGCAAAGAGCTGTAAATGAAAGATCTTGTCCAACATAATGCTCCTTTCCCAGTGGTAAGCCACGACCTCATGTATCTCCATCCCACCCACCACCGCACCCCTCATCAGTCTCGCTGACGCTCGCCAGCTTCCCCCCAAGGGGAAGCCCTTGGAGTTGCTTCTACCCAAGCCTTCTCCCTTGGGAGAAGGTGTCAGCGAAGCTGACGGATGAGGGGCGCTCTACCTTCGCCATCACTTACTCGTTCACCACCCGCACGCACCTGGGATACTCCGTCCCCAGCCACCGTGCGCCCAGCTCCAGCACCTCGCACCGCGCGCCGTCCTTCAGATGCAGCGCCACGAAGCCGTCCTCCGCCTCCAGCGTCTCCAGCGTCCCCGCCTTCTCCAAAAGCCGCACCTGCACGTATACCAGCGCGCTCATGGCCGCGCACACGATGTCCTCGCCCCGCTTACCGTATCCGGCGTGGCCTTCCACCGTGGCGGACTTCTCTTCAAACCGCACGCAGATCATCGGGGCTGCACCGCCGATCTGGCGCGGCGGCGGCTCAGCTCCATGGCGCCCGTTTTCTTCTCCGCTGCGCGTCCCGCCGTGCCCTGCACCGCGCCGCCGTATTCCGCCTGCAGCGCCGATACCAGCTCGGTACCCTTCACGCTGTCCACCACCGCCGCGATCTCCAGCAGCTGCTGGCGCAGACGCTCGATCTCCGCGGCCTGGGTGCGGCTGTGGTCAATGGCGCTGACCACCGCGTCCTTGTTCTTGAAGTCCATCAACTCCAGACACCGCAGGGACTGCTCGGCCATGTCGGCGCGGAAAAAGCCCATCTGGTACAGCTGCAGCGCCAGCTGATTGTGTTCCATGGTCTGATAGGGGTTCTCCTCCTGTGCGTCGATCTCCAGATCGAACTCCGGCACGCGGTAGTGCTCGCCGAAGGCGTCGCGCTCGGTGCGGCCCTGCAGACCTGCGTTGTCGTAGCTGACAAATTCCCCGCCCTTGCCCAGCAGACGGAACTGACGGGGCAGGCCGTAGAACTGGCGCACCAGCTCGATCACCAGCGTCACCACGTCGGCAAAGGCGTCGTAGCCGTCGGCGATCATGTTGCGGCTCAGCTTGCCGCCGGCCTCCTGGAGCGCCGCGATGGCGGTGGCCGCGGTGACGCCGCCGCTGGTGCCTCCGCTGGTCACGTCGCGGTTGCCGGCCGTCTCCTTCATCTCGGCGATCTTGTTCTGCAGATACGCCACATACACGCCGTCAAGGCTGGCCGCGCGGATGGGCGCGATGGAGTCGGCGCCCAGATTGCCGTTGGTGTGGACGAAGGGCTGCGTCCAGTCGGCGTACTCCGCCTCGTTCACCGCGCCGTCGGAGCGGATGAAAAAGCGGGGCGTGGCGGCAGCCAGGGCGTTTTTCAGCATAGCCTGATTGAGAAGGTCGATCTGCTGCTGGGGACTCTTGCACAGGTCCACGTAGCCGTAGCCGCAGGGCGTGCCCTCGGCGGGAAACAAGGGGTCGAACACGAAGGGATACTTGCCGTGGTCGTACCAGCCACGTGCGGCGTTCTCCTCATTTTCCGTGGCGTACAGTACGTTGTCGCCCACGAATTTGCAGTATTGCAGCACTTTTCTGCCGTCTTCGCCCTCGGTGCGGTAATACCAGTCCACCACCAGCGACTTGTCCGCGGTGTCCACGGCGTCGTCGTAGAGATAGCGGCTCACCTGCCCTCGCGCGCCGCCCAATTTGCCCGCAAGCTGGGGGTATGTACGCAGCAGCTCCTCGTTGTCCGCCAGCTCCGTGGCGAAAAAGTGGGGCGAATCCTGAATGTCGGTGACGCCCGGCTGCCAGAACAGCTGCAGCAGGTCCATGCTGCGGATCTCGATGTCGCCCAGCCCCGCGTCCTTCTCCGCGTTCCAGAACACGCCGTACACGGCGCAGCCGGATTTCAGCTTGCGCCACCACGCGTCGGCGTAGACGCGGCGGAAGCGGCTGCGCTTGAGGATCACGGGCAGGATGCGGCTGAGCTTTTTGGCCTCCTCCGCGTCGCCCGGCTCCCGGGGCAGCACGGTGGGCTCGGGATAGCTGTCCATGGCGTCTGCGTGCTTGCTGAGGATGCAGTTGACCAGCCAGCCGCTGGTGGGTCGGGGATCGGCGCTGTTGCCGCCGCTGCCCTTCTTGTCCATTTCCTGCCAGTGACGCAGCTTCCAGAACTGCTCGTTTTCGATGAGGCGCTGCTCCAGCTGCGCCTTGCCGCGCCGGTATTTTTCCAGCACCTGTGCGGCCTGACGTACCTCCTCGGTGCCGATGGGCGGACGCACCGCCGCAGTGTTGTTCATGTCCATCAAAGTCCTCCTTTGCAAAAGTCCTCTCACCTATACCCTCGCCCGCCCCTGTTTTTTGCACGCCAACGTGCAAATTGGGGAAAAGTTTTTGAAAAAATATTTTCTTCATTCGCCCCCCTGTGACGGAGGGCGTCAGCGCGGCTGACGGATGAAGGGGGACAGGTTTCGGACGTCCCCCTCGGGCGATTCATGAATCGCCCCTGCGATCCGCGGCGCACCCCCGTATCCCGTAGGCGCACCCCCCGCTCCGCAGCCCTCTGTAGTGGCCGACGACCCGGCGGCCCGTTTGCCCTCTCCCCCACGGTGCGCCGAGGTCGTCGCGCCCTACACCATTTACCGGCCGCTCCCCGCATCCCCGCAGGCGCACTTCCCGCGCAGCACCCCCCACGCCATACCCTAACCGCACAAACAATGATTCCCTCGCTTATTCTCGTCGGTTTACATAATTTAATTACGGTAAATCAATCGCACCCCCGCCAACTGTTACCTGTTACCTGCTCGCATATTCAGCGGATCGTCCCCCAGCTCCGCCGCCGGCACCTCGCGCCGCGGTGCAATGGGCCGCGACATGCAGAAATACCGGCACTCGTCGGCGGCGTGGTCCTCCTGATGGGTGTCCAGATCCTCCACCTCGCTGCCGGAGAAGAGGAGGGCCGGCACCGTGCGCAAAAAGGCGCGGCAGGTACGGAACACGTACATCATCGGATACCCCTCGTCGTCAAACCCCAGCCGGTAGTGCATCTGCATCCAGCCCGGGATGCGCCGGTTGTCGCCCTTGGTGAAATAGATGCGGTAGCGAAGCGCCGTCTCGTAGATGCTCTCGCCGCGGCTGGTGTCCCAGATGGCGGGGTCAGCCACGCCCTGAATGTCGCGGCCACGGAGCCACGGGTGGGTATCCTCAATTTCCCGAATTTTGGCAAACTGCCGCTCCGGCGTCCAGCGCACGCCCTCGTCGGGGGTGTCGGTGCAGCCGTACAGCTCCAGAATGCGGTAGATGACGCCGTCGTAGTCCACCGCCCACCACGCGCAGGAGAAGGGCTTGGCGTAGCCAAAGTCGTAGCTGCGGTA